TGGTCCAAATTAAATTTTTGCCAAAACATTAGGGGGGTTGAATATTGGGTTAACAATGATTTTGTTAAGTAAAGGGAAAAAAAATAAAATTAATTTCAAACTATTAAAAAAGAACTATGAGAAAAAAAATTTTAATTATCATTATAGCATTAATAACTTTTAATGCTGGAGCACAAAAAAAAGAAAAATTCAAGTTTATAAAAAACTTGTTTAAATATTCAACAATTTATTCCAGTTATTCTGAGAGCTCTCCATTATTCCAGAATGAAACTTATTTTGTAACACAGGGAGGGGATTTAATTAACACATCTCCAGAAACTCAAAATGATTTTTCATTGAATTTTGGGATCAGAAAAATTGCCAGGATGGATTATGAGAATAAGGCTCAAAAATATTATGATGGATCTGAGCAAAATTATTCATTATCCTCAAACATTGGATCAATTAATGGCTTAGAATATTTGGCTCAATTTACAAAAGGAAAACAGCAAGGCCGAGAATTTCAATCCCAAAGATATTTCATGAGATACATGGCCAATTATTGGATGGGGAAAGTTGAATATCAACAGAATGGATTGATTAATTTAGATTATAAGTCGGCTGATATAAGAATTAGATTGCCAATTGGCAAAAGTAAAAACCTATCATTTTCAATTGGATCCGTTGTGAGAACTCACAAGCCATTTGGATATTTACCCATTGATGATTATTTAGAAACGAGCCCATGGTGGGATCTAGCTTATGATCGTGGATTTGTTGATCATTATTATGGAATTGATTATGATAATGATGGATCATTGGATGATGCTGATTGGTGGTGGAGCAATCCAGCTGGAGATCGAATTGCTGATACTGATCAGGATTTTAGATCTAATCATTATTGGAGAATTGTTAATTCTTACAATCGTGAGGAATTAAACAAAATTGGCACCTTAGCAACATTATCAGGCGTTTTCGGAGTTGATTATTATATATATAGAGATAATCGATTCTGGCTCCATTCCTGGGGCTCTATTTATCCAATCCATAAGCATATTTATGGCAATGAGGATTTCTCTTATGAGCTCCATGTTGGATCAGATAAATGGATTGATTACAATTATGGAATTATTATGGGATGGTATTTGAGCAAATCATTTGGCGTATTTACAGAATTTGAAAAAACTCAGTTCTGGGATAAAGAATTGAGCTTCATGAAAATGGGAATTAATTTAACATTATGATCACAGCTTTAATAATATTAGGAATGATATGGATATGGATTGCATATGAGATGCATATTGCTCCAGTAATTAATGATAAAAAAAATGAACTTAGGAATGAAAAAAATAATAAATAAAATAAAAAACTGGCTTTTAAATCTTATTGGATATGATGCAAAATATTCTAAGATCTGGAAATTTGATTGCTTAGATTCTGATTGCAATTGCGACAAAGAACAAAGCCAAAAATGTAAAAAAAAAAGTAAAAAATGGTATTATGATTCAAAGCGTAAAAAGTAAAAGAACAATAAAACACATTGTGATCCATTGCTCAGCAACAAAAGAGGGTATGGATTTCTCAGCTGAGGATATTGATAAGTGGCACAAAAATAGGGGCTGGAGTGGTATAGGATACAACTATGTGATCAGAAATGATGAAAGAGGAACAATTGAAATGGGCCGAAATGTTGATCGGATCCCAGCTCATGTTCGTGGCATAAATAGATCCAGCGTTGGAATTTGTTATATTGGAGGGCTTGATCAGGATGGAGCTCCAAAAGATACAAGAACAGATCAACAAAAATATCAGCTTAGATCATTATTAAAAGATTTAAGAAAATTATATCCTGATGCAAGGATCTCAGGCCATAATGAATGGAGCTCGAAAGCGTGCCCCTGTTTTAATGCAAAATTAGAATTTGCACAAATCTAGATAAATGGAAAATAAAAAAAAGAAATTCAAAGAAACTAAATTGGGCCAATTCTTATTAGGAAAAAACTCAAAGATCTTAAACATTGTTGGAGATTTGATGCCTGATTCTGGAGTTTTGGGGATAGTCAAGAATTTAATTGATAAGGATCCAGAGATGCCTCCAGCTGATAAGGAACAGGCCAAAATGATCCTGGATCAAGAGATGAAAGAAATGAATGAGATATCAAACAGATGGGGCTATGACATGAAATCAGATAATAAATTATCAAAATCTGTTCGGCCTTTAACTCTCATGTTCTTGACAATTTCATTATTTTTGTTTGTAGTTGCTGATTCTTTGGAGATAGCTTTTGACATTAACAATGAATGGATCGAATTATATAAGATCCTTTTGACCACAACATATGCCTCATATTTCGGAATGAGATCGGCAGAAAAAATTTTTAAAAAATAAATTATGGCAGATTTAGGAGGACAACAAATTCAAGATACTTATAACGGATTAGTAAAAAAAGCTGATTCAACAACAGGATTTCCAGTAAATGGATTGCAAAATCTAGAGGATGGAGATGGAAATACTTTATCAATAGAAATTGGGCAAACTGGAGAGGGTGCCCAGGTAAATGGAAATCTTCAAGTTAATGGAAATGTTGATGTAACAGATGATCTAGTAACAAACGTAATTGAATGCGAGGAACTTGAAGTTGAGCAATATGTAAATGTAAATGGCTACATATCAGCTCCAGTAATTACATCCTCATATATGGATCCTGTTACTGGAAATCCTGAGGCTGATCTTAATACATCATTAATTCTGGATGAGGATGCATATATTGAGGCATCAGCTCCAGGAACTAGCATTAAAGCTGATAGGATAAATGGAGCCTCTGTTGATCCAACTACTGGAGGAACAACAATTGAATCAGAATCTGATGTACATTTAACATCATCAACTGCAAGAGTGGGGATCAGAAAAAATAATCCAGGATCAGCTCTGGATGTAAATGGAACAATTAGGAGCAATTCATTAGATGTTAGAACTAAAAAATTATTTGTTGGGCCTGGGTTAGATTATGTTCAAATGGGAGCATATGGCCAGGGGCAATTTTTTGGCCTAGGAACTGGGGAGGATAGATTTCCAAAATATACATTAGGAGTTAATCAAAGTGGGGTTTTGGTTGAGGATATTAAATCAATTGTTGTAAAAATTCAAGGCACAGGCTTTGATAATTTAAACTCAAATCCAGTTGAAATATTGCCAACAAAGCAATTTGCAATGTATGACATTAGAGATATTATCACATTAAAAACAGGGGATGCTCTTGGAAATTGGGTGCAAGTTGATACTGGGAGGCAAGATCCCTATGCAATTGGCCAATTTGATGGATTAGTTAGCACAGGGGCATTCAGGCAATACTGGAGCATGGCATTACAGATTTGCAATACAGCTGGCCAAACATTATATAATCCATCAAAATCATCAACTCCAAACACTCCAGCAAATGCAATCAACAGAAAAAACAGAGGGCTTTGGCTTTATTCAAGATATCCAGATCGTCAAATATCACATACAACAAATCAGGTGCATTATATTATGATCAGATATAAGGAATTAAATGTTGCTGGAACATTCTTAAATAATGTTGATATTACAATTGGATCATAATGGCAAAAGTAAATGGAACAAATTTCGCATTATTTAGAGCCTCAGATGATGAAATCATTGGCCATTCAAACAGCTGTTCTTTAACAATTGGGGCTGATTTACCTGATAGCACAACAAAAGATTCAAATGGATTTACAGAGGTAATTGCTGGAATTAGAAATGCTCAATTTTCAGCTAGTGGATTGATTAGATATGGAGATCCCTTAAATTATACAGAGCTGGCTGATTATGTTTTGCAAAGAACTTTGGTGGAATTTTATATTGAAACTGGAACTGGATCTAATTTTCAGGGATCTGGCTTTATAACAAACGCATCACAAACTGGAGCTCTAGAATCAACAGCTGATTTTAGCATTGAAATGGAAATCAAATTATTACTGATTTACGACAATCCAATTTGGGGCCAAAATGATTATATTACATGGGCCACAACTGCAATAAATTGGAATAATGCATAAAGAGAAATTTTTGTATCTTTGAATAAATTAATAATTAAAATTTTATAGGTTATGCCAACAACTAATGTTTTTAACGGAACTAATCTTTTATTGAAAATTGAGGGAAATACTTTAGGGCACACAACATCATGCTCATTATCATTATCTAATGATTTGCCAGAGGCAACAACAAAAGATTCAAATGGTTTTGCTGAGCATATTGCTGGAGTGATCTCTGGATCAATTTCTTTTGATGGTTTGGTTGATTATTCAGATTCTACAAATGCCATTGAATTGGCTGATTTTGTTTTAGCGAGAACTCAGATAACTTGTGTATTTGGAACAGCTGTAACAGGGGATGCTATTTATACGGCTGAGGGGTTTCTTGATTCAGTTGAAATGAGTGCTGAGATGGAATCTCCAGTTGCTTATTCTGGATCAATTACTCTAACAGGAGCAATCACGAAATCAACTAATTAATAAAAATTAACATGGCGAATAAAAGGAGAGGATATTATAATATCAAACTCAACGGCAAAGATTATATCATGCATTTTAGCATGAATTTCTGGGCCAACTTTACTGAATCCCTAGGATGCACAATTGAGGAAATTGGAGGCTATTTTGAGGGATCAGTTAGTATTAAGGCAATACGAGCTCTAATTTACTCAGCTCTCTTGGCTCATGCCCAGGAGGATGGCTCTGAACTAGGCTTCAATGAATATAAGCTGGGAGAGTGGCTGGAGGATGTAACTCCTGAAACTTTGGGAGAGCTTATGGAGGCAATGATGGAATCCAGGATCTTAGGGAACTCAATCAATTCAGGAATAAAAAGAAACGTAAAACAAACAACAGCAAAGGCAAAAAAAAAATAATATCTCTAGATGATATTATGGATTTTTATATTGCTGAATGTGGAATTTTGCCTGATCTTTTTTGGAGATCTACATGGAAAGAAAATGAGCTCATGGCTGAGCATCATTTACTCAAAAAATTTCTTTATTGGGAATTAGTTAGATTCAATAGCACTATGATGTACAATACATCAGGGATTAAAAAGGGAGCTATGATCAAGCCCCATCAAATGTTTAAATTACCCCAAGATGATCTCTTAGATATTGGAAAGCCAAAATCAACAGAAAACGAATATCAATCATTTGTTCAAAAGGTTAAAAACTTTAATAGGCCTGTAAAAAATCCCCTGGATCACTACAAAAAAAAACAAGATAAAAAATCGTAAATTTGTTTAAATTCTATTTTTATGGCTGTTAAACAATTAATGGTAAATATCGGAGCCAGAACAAATGGCTTTTCGGCTGGGCTTAAAAAAGCTGGAGCTGGCTTAAAATCATTTTCATCTAGTTTAAGATCAATGACTTTGCCTCTAATGGCTGTTGGAGGTGCTTCAACAATGCTGGCAAATACGTTTGATAAAAACATGACTAAGATAAAAACCTTAGTTGGAGATTCAGCCGAAAACTTTAAACTTTATGGCGATAGTATTAAAAGAGTATCATTAACAACAGCTAGATCAGCTGGAGATTTATCTGATGCTTTGTTTGCTGTAACATCAGCTGGAGTTAAAGGAGCTCCAGCAATGGAATTGCTTGAAATGTCGGCAAAAGCCTCAGCCGTTGGAATGGGAGAGGTAAAAGATATTGCGAGAGCAACGACAGGGGTAATGAATGCCTATGCAAAGGAGGGGATGACTGCAACTCATTCCATGAATGTATTTAAGAGAATTGTTGAACAGGGGAATCTAGAGGCCTCAGAATTAGCTCCTACATTGGGCCGAGTTGTAGGAATGGCCCAAACAATGGGGATCTCATTTGAAGAAGTTGGGGCATCAGTTGCAACATTCACAAGATTAGGGATCGATTCAGCCTCAGCCGTTACAGGATTGAGATCCATCATGGCTGGATTAGCAAAACCAACTCAGGATGCAAAAGATACAATGGCAACTTTTGGCCTAACAGCTGAGGGGCTTAGATCTAAATTATCAACTGATGGATTAGCTGGAACTTTGGAAATGCTTATGGAGGCAACTGGAGGGAATATTGATGCTTTGGCTAGCTTATTTCCAAACATTAGAGCCTTAACAGCTGTTTTAGGAACAGCTGGATCTCAGGGGGATGCTTATAAAGAAGTTTTGGCCAGTATTCAGAACTCTCATGGAGCTCTGGATGAGGCATTCAACGAAACCACAAAATCATCAAGTTTTAAGCTAGATCAGGCAATGAATGGCGTTAAATCATCAATGAGTGATATTGGAGCCGTAATTTTGCCAATGGTTGCATCAGCTTTGGCAGGCATTTCAAACGCTATTAGCAAAGTTGCAAATGCATTTACGAGCCTGGATTCAGATACTCAATTATTGATCGGAGCTCTAACAGGGGTTGCAATTGTTTTGCCAACTATAATATCACTAGGAGGAACATTGTTAGGGGTTATTGGCTCTTTACTTGGCCCTGTTGGGCTGGTCATTGCTGGATTGGCTGGAATTGCTACAATAATCTACACACAATGGGATGGCATTAAAAAAATCATTGTTGATGTTGCAAATTATTTTATTGATCTATATAATGAATCAAATGCTTTTGCTTTATTGATCCATGGATTAGGGGCATTTTTCAAAACATTTGGAGATATTGCTGGGCTTTATATTGATCTCGTTGTTAGCTCATTTCAAAATGGATTAAAAATAATTAAAGATCTTTTTGGAGGATTAGGAGATTTGATCAAAGGTGTGTTTACTTTTGATCTAGATATGGTTAAGGAGGGGCTCTCAGGAATGGGGGATGCCATAGCAGATGGATTCAAAACTCAATTTAAGGATGTAAACAAATTTTACGCTGAATCTGGCAAAACAGCAATGGGCCATTTTAAGGATGCTGTTGAGGGGGCTTCTAGTAGGGAAAAAATTGAATTTATTACTGAGGATGATGTTCAGGGCTTTGTTGATAAGGGGGCTGATATGGCCTCAGGATTTATGAGTAATGTTAAGGGATTTTTTGCTGGTCAAACAATAGAAATTCCAGCTCCAGTTATTAAGGATCCTCCTAAAAAAGATGATGGATCTGATGATGGATCAGCTTCAGGAGATCCAGAAATTACAGCATTAACAGAAAAGGCCAGTAAATTCCAGCAATTTTTGCAAGGAACATCTGAGGCTTTAAACGAAAATATGTTACAGCAAGCTGATAGTTTTGCCTCTGGATTAGCTCAATCAACAAATCCATTAAAGGCTTTTGTTGGAACTTTGATGCAAACTGGGATGAAGCAAATTGCTGTTAGCAAAGCCGTTTCAACATCAAATGCCGTTGAATCTGGAACAAATACAGCTAAAAAAATGCCTTTTGGGGCGTTCATTATGCCAGCTCTTATTGCTGGATTAATGGCATTGGTATCAAAATCATTTGGAAAAATACCAGCATTTGCAAAGGGTGGAATTGTATCAGGGCCAACAATGGGCTTGATGGGGGAATACGCTGGAGCTCGATCGAATCCAGAAGTAATTGCTCCATTGAGTAAATTAAACTCAATGATTGGATCTGGATCCCAGGATGTAAATGTGGGGGGATCCTTTGAGATCTCAGGAGAAAATCTGGTTTTAGCCCTAGAGAGAACGCAACAAACAAGATCCAGATATACTCAATAAAAAAATATGGCTTACGCAAATAAATATACTTTGGATTTTTCGGATGTTGAGGGGCATCAATACAGGATGATCATAATGGAAAAAGATTATACTGGAAATTCATCTCAGGTAAAAGGAGGGAAATCTCCAATCATAATTAGATATGATGGGGAGGATAATGAATATTCACAAATTTATGGATCATCAGCAACCATCATGCTATATGAGGAAACTTTAAACCAGTTTGATGATCTAATTACTACATCAGAAAAAAAACATAAAGTGATTTTGAGATATCTTGATATTTCTGGAGCAAATGCACAATATGTTAATTACTGGATCGGATTTCTAGTTGGAGATGATATGGCCAGGAGCATTAATCCATTGCCTAATTTGCTTAAATTTAAGGCGTTTGATGGCTTATCTCTTTTAAAAGGTCGTGATGCATTTCTAGTTGAGAGAACGGCTGGAAATCGATTCAACAGAATTTTTTGGAATGTATTAAAACAGCTAAATTTTGATGATGATAATGAGGCAACATCTCTCCAGTTTTGGCATTCAACAAATTATTTTCATGTTGAATATATAATCAATTCAAGTTTTTTATCTGATCGGCTTTTAACATTTCTTTTTTCAACAACGCCATTTCAATTTAAAAATGGATATGCAATATTCAATTCTAAGGAGCTGATGGTTAATATGCTAAGGGCTATCGGTTGCAGAATATATCAAGCCCAGGGATATTGGATGATTGATCAAAACCAGGGGCTCCTGGATTCTTACATCCAACAACAGGCAATTGATTTTGCTAGAACTTTTATTAGTTTTCCTTTTGATGGTATGGGGGATTTAATCAGAAACAGGCTTCAAAACACTTTTGCATGGAAAACAAAATGGCATAAATACGGAACAGGAACAGGAAATTTTTATGCTTATGAAACGGATA